TTGCTTTCATAGTACTACATTTACTCAACACTCTTAATTTAGAGGCAAGATCATTAAACTCTTTTGTTAACTTCTCTTTTTCCTCTAGTAATAATTTCTCATCAATTATCATTATATACTCCTATTATATTATATATTAAGCTACTACGTAACCCTCACCACCGATTATATACCAAAAACTTGACTTGTAAATCATAGTTACTGACTCACCTGGAGCGTTTAACGTAACTGTTGTACCTTGTTTAAAGTTTGATGGTGTAATTGTCACTGCATTTGTACCACTTGTAGATGAATTTAAAATTGTTTTAATTTGTCCATCTGTTGAAGCAGCTGCTAGTGTTGTTGGTGCTGTGTTTGAAGTAGCGTCAATCAAAGTCACTGCTGAAGTTAGATCAGCTGCTTGAGTTGAACCACTTGCTGTAATTGTTTGTGCTGTTTGTTTTAATGCAATCCAACTTGGAATATTGTTGAATACATTTTCAGCTGAAATTTTTTTGTTAATAGGTGTGCCACTCGGGTCATCTATTACGTGAAATAAATCTGCTGTATCTAGAGCGTCGCCTAGATCAGTTAATTGTGTTACTTTTTTGTCTGCCATTTTTTCTCCTTTTTAAACCCTTTCGGGAATGCTACTGTAGCCATTTGACTACATCAATTGTTATTATTATATAGGGGCTTTTTAGGACCCCTATAAATTTATTATTATTATGCTACAACTGTAATTGAACCAGCAGCTGTACCTATTGATGAAGCGTTAGTAATAGTAGAGTTCGTTGCCGTACCTCTATCTTTTACTGTACCACCGTTAAGTGACATTGCGTTAGCACCAATTGTTAGTACATCGTCAGCCTCGGTAGCAGCGTCAGCAGCTCCTATAGTCAAGCTAAATGTCAATTCGTTAGTATTTGATCCTGAAGTATAAGATAATACATGAGGACCTCTACCTGTACCAGTACCTTCGTTACCATTTGTTACTGATAATTGTGGTGTACCTGTTACAGTTACGTCTTCATTAAATCTTACTCTTACTTGTAGTGTTCCGCCAGCAGATTTATCAAATGCTGTCGTAATAAATTCTATTTCAGTAATGTCACCTGCACCCATATTAGTAGCAAGTTGACCAACTGCAACCAAAACTTCTGGTGTAGCAGCTGTGTTATCATTACCTGAAAGAATTGAACCCGCTTCTCTAACCCAGCCTGAAGCAGTAGCGTATACTTCCTTCTTCTCGGCGTCTGTTAAGTTTTTGGGTTTAATATCGTTTCCCCATAAAGCCATTGTTTTTCTCCTTAATTAATTAATTAACTTTGTTGTTATAACTAACACTATTTATAAAGGAAATAAATTAGAAACCTAGTGATCTTAGCTCTTTTAAAGTGTTACCTACTGTAGTATGGTGTATGCCTATACCACCTCTTGCTTTAAATTGATCTGTATTCTTCTTATAGTCATCTATTAGAATGGCAGGACTGCCCATGACCCTTGCGTAATTTTGTTTCTGTACTCGTTTAACGAGATTAATTCTGTTACCTGGTATGCCTAAATTTGTTCTTGCCCAATGTGTCTTACCTGGTATACAGTTAGGATCAAAACTTTCCTCTACGTATGCTGATAAGATATGTGCTTTGTACTTTGATATGAAAGACCAGAGTTGTCTACCACCAGCATGCCATGGTAATGTATGCCAAAATTTAGGTGTTGCTTTTACTTTAGACCACTTTTCAGTCTTACTTCCATATGACCAGTTATTAATATTTATTCCATGTAACTTCTCAATACCCTTTACGAAATCGCAAAGGACACCATCCATGTCACAATATATTCTGGTATTCTTATTGTCCATCATAGTAGGTTTTAGATAATTCTCCTCTATCTACAGTTGTTCCTGTTTTCCTACATCTGATATAAGTTTGTACAGTATCACTAGTGCCTGGTTTAGTGTACGTTCTTATGCCACCTGATATTGTTGCGTTAGCACCGGCGGCTGAGTCTGAATATGTGTTAGAGGCCGTAGCAGTATTTTCATATTGCCAAATACTATTAGAACCTGGTACTGATACCCACGCCATCTATATCTCCTTAAAACGAATGATTAATTTTTGGATTCATTTCAACTGGAGTTTTAGGTTCACCTGTTAAAGTTTTACCTTTAGGTTCTGCTAATTCTTTATCTCTAGATTGAGTTTCGTCCTTCTTTTGTTCTTTTTTATACTTAGCAGCTTCTGTTTTCATCTTATCTTTTAGATGTTTATAAGCAATACCTATAGAAAGAGGTACTTCTCCTGTTTCTTTATTAGGTGCTGGCTTAACTGCCTTGTGTTTTTCGTTTTCTAATTTTTGTTTTAGTAAAGCATTGTCAGCTTTAAGTTTGTCAACATCTGTTTCACCTTTGTCTTCGGTCTTATCTTTCAATGCTCTAATCTTTGCAATCTTAACACCAGGTTTATTGTCTTTATCAATAGGTGGAATGTTTGACTCTGTCTTATAATACTTTGCTTCTTTTTCTAATTTTTCTTTGTCTTCAGCAGCTGCTTCCCATACGGAATGTTCTTCTTTTGGTACACAGTTAGGTACTTGTTTACCATTTTTAGTTTTCATACCTATTTGTTTGTGACTATCCCAACAAGGGTCGCTGTCTTCATTTACTTTTTCATTTTTAGCTGTGTGCATTTTGTCAATCTTATTAAAGAAAACTTTCTTTTCTTTAGGTGTCATTGAACCAATACCTGCTTTGCCTGACTTGTCTAATTCTTTTTTAAATTTATCTTGATAATCAGATTCGTTAGTGTGAATCTGCATTTGTTTTGCCATGTCCTCTAGAGAGTTTGGCTTGTTCTTTAAGTAACTCATTAATTTCCTCCCTTAAAAGTTGTTGGTGCCTGTAGTTTGTCGTTAGTTTGATTAACCTCTTGTACATCGGCATCCTCAACTCTTCCTCCACCACCTGGTCCTATTTTTTTTCTAGCTCTTGCTTTATCTAATTCTTCATACGCTTTATCTTCAGCGGCTTTTTTATTAGCAGCGTCAATTACCATATGAAAATTATCATAACTTCCTATACCTTTGTAACTTAATGTGCCTTCAATTTCCCATTTAGCCTCTGTAAATTTCTTTTTAATTATTCTATCCATCAATGCTTTTGCACCTGATTGAGTATCTTCATTAGTTCTTTTTAAAACATTTTGTACTGCTGGATATGATGATAATCCTTTTGCAATTTTCTCAATAGCTGTAACTGCACCTGAATAGTTACCACCTTTGTAACGTGGGTCATTTGCAACACCATATGCTTGTTTAATTTCTTGATCTGAAAACTTTTTAGTAGGTGAGAAAGCACTTGAACCCTCTTTTACTTCTTCTTTTTTAGGTTTAGATTTTGGTTTTTTTGGTTTCTCATCATCTTTATCGTAAGCGTCTTCTTCCTTTACGACTTTAATATCTTTAACGCCAGCTTTTTTTAATCTATCCATCATATCTTGAGCGTCTTTTTCATCAGCATGTTTCATACGTAAGTTCTTTTTATTTAAAGGGTCTACATATTTTACTGTATAAGATTCTTCAATTGTTTCTTCTCCGAAAGGAGTAATTGTAGTTACTTTGAATTTCATTTTTCTTACTGACAGTTTAGACATTGCACCACCAGAAACAAAAGGTATACCTGCACCTTTTAAAGTTTCTAAATCTTTATCTTTTAATTTGTCTAAAATATTCATCAACTGTTTTGCTCTAGCAGCTGTAATAGTTTTGCCTTTTAAAGGACCAAATTCTGTTTTTAATTTTTGTAACATAGCAGGACTAAAAGACTCTTCTAAATCTTCTTTGTTTTGTTGCTTGTCTTCTTGTTTCTTTTCTTTTGGAATATTGCCACCTTTATCAGGTACACAATTAGGTACTTGTCTACCACCTTTGTTTTTCATGCCGACTTTTTTATATCCGTCCCAACATGCCTCATCAAATGTGGCTTCATCTAAATCTTTTTCTTCTCCTAGTATGTCTTTAACTGTTGCTACTGAAATCTTTAATGCTTTAGCAATATCATTAGCAGAGGCACCATCTTTTTGCATAGCGTCAATGTCTGACATTTTACCTTCGTCTATATCTTCTTTGTTCTTTTCTTTTTGACCTTGAAGTTCTTCTTTTTTAATTTTAGCACCTGCACCATATTGGTCAACATATCTTTGTGCCTCAGCAGGAGTATTATACTTGCCTAGTTCCATTTTTGAACCATCTTTTTTAGTAATAACTACAGTGTATGTTTCTGAAACATCAACAGATAAATTTACTTCATCTTTTAATACTATTTTAGAAAGAATATTAATACCAGCATGTTTTACAGCCACTTTAGTTGGCATATCCATTTTATCAAGCATACTTTTTATGCCTGGTGTTACGTCTCTCCTAGTCTTTTTAGCCCACACTTTTTTGATGTTTGCTAATTGAGTATCGGTCATAGTTCCCATTAGACCACTCTCTATTAAATTTGCCTCGTTCCAGGCTTCTGCCATTGTTTTTCTGTATTTAGTCATAGTACGGTGTATTACAAGTCTCTGATCATTTTGGCCACAGCCTCATCTAACTTGATTTTCCACTCCTCCTTAAATCTTTGTTTATATTTATCTATTGTATCTGCTTCACTTGCCCAATTATTTACATCTTTTTCAGATATTTCCTCTGTCTTAATCTCTTTGTAACCTTGTGTAGGCCACCCTCTCTTTTTTGCGTCAACTGGTTTAGCTTCTGGAGCCTCACCAGGTGTTACTTCTTTAGTATGATTGGCATAATCGGCGCCTATTTCATGTGCTTCTTTCTCTAATTTCATCGTAATTTCTTTCTTTAAGTCGGCAAATATCTTATTATATTTCTTTTCAGATACAGCCTTAAAGCCATAGTCTACATTTAAATTATGTTCTCTAACTGCAACCTCTTTATCACTGGCGATTGGTATACAATCCCATATCCAGGCTTTATGTAAATTATTATTGTTATCTTCTAGTACAATATAGTTTGTACCTTTTCTTTTAACTGTTCCTTTTATATCTTGTTTGGTATAGTCTACCTTTTCTCCGATATTAAATATCATATCTCTCAAATATAAGTCTCTTATTTGTTGTTGATCAAATTGTTCCATAGTTAACATTTTTGTAGATGGTTGATCAACTAAATTTTCTAATCTCATACCTTTTCTAACATCTTTCATTAGATCAGCAGCGTTTACACCACTAGGTAAACCTCTCTTAAAAGAACCTATATCGTCTTTGGCAGCTGCAGCTCTCATTTTACTTGCACTCATACCTGAAGCTCCCTCTGCGTCTGGATCTCTTTCACCTGCTGATAATACATTGATGTTGTCAAAGTTATAGTAACCATGTCTTGATTTTACATCGTTGTATTTGTTTAATATGGTTGTAAATTCACTTACTCTGTCACTACCTACTACCATAAAAACCTCTGTATAACCTTTGTTATGTAAAGTAGTAGCTATATCTAATATCATATTTGTTTTATTAATCTCTATATTTCTTGCGTGAGAAGGAAACATTTTTTTCATATACGATAGTTTTTGACTAGGCGACAATGGATTTTTCTTACTGTCTTCACTTCTACTTAAATAAATCTTATGGTCATTTGCTCTTACTGACTTAACTTTTTTAATAAGTTTTTCATGTCCTATAGTTGGTGGATTAAATCTACCAAATGTAAATGCAACTGACTTTCTAGGTCTTCTAATTTCTTCGTTTACTTCTTCAGGTAAACCAGCGTCTCTGACTGCCTTACCAAATTCATTGTAGTCTATGCCAGCATGTTGAGCTGCTTTATTCTTAGCGTCTTTTATACCTTGTTTTAAATACTTCATGTACAGTTGAACACCTGCTTTCATTCTAGGTGCCTTAAATGTTTTTCTAATCATGTCTGACCATGTTGAAGCAATTGATTCTAAATTCATTTGATCTATTTGTTCATTAGTCAAACTCTTTATCTCATCGTCTGTAACTTTACCATCGTCTAAAATCTGTTTACATTTTTTATAGAATTTTAAATAGTGGTATTTTTCTAACATCTTATAGATAACATTTTTAGGTAATCTATTTTTAATACCATATTTTCTTATTTGATCTGGTGTCATGTCACTATTGAATGCTGATCTTCTTTCTGTGTCAACACCATCACCTATTTTTATTACATCTGAAATACTATCTTCTATTTCTTCTAACTTTGTATTAATTTTGTCTTGTAAGTTTAAAATATCATCTGGTTGTAATTCAACTAATTCATTGTAATCTATTATATCTCTTTTTAATTCACCTTTAATTACATCTAACTCTTGTACTTTTCTTTCAAATTCTTTTACATATAAGTTTGTATCAAAAGTAAAATCGTCTGGTCTTTTAATAAACTTATCGTTTTCTATATCAAACACTGCGTCTGCTTTTTTATTTTGATCATCATAAGTTGATTGATCAGTTAAAAAATAATAGTTGATAGGGTGTTGTGTACCAGGTATTAATTTACCTTGAATATTTTTTGGGTTCTTTGCTGACAAATACTTTTGAGAAAGATCAACTCTTTCTTGTTCTTGTTTTTCTTTTGGCACATCAAACAATACATTAATGTCAAGATCAGCGTCATTTCTATATCTCTTTGTTAGAATTGATCCTATTAAAGCAATCTTTAATACTGGATATTCTTTTTCAAATTGTTTAATCTGATCTTGTATTTGTTTTTTGACACTAGGTTTTATTATAGGGTCTTTACTATCAGCCTTATCAAATACACCAGGAGCATATGTTTTTCTAGGTATATCTATGATACTTTCTTTAATTAAATAATCTTTAAATTTTTTAATCATATTCTTTTCTTAGCTGCTAGTTCTCTTGCTATCCATTGTTTTGCTAGATAATTATCTGGCTGTTTATTCATTTGTCTTCTAATATATTTTGAAGCAGTTTGAATGGTATTGGTTACTAATTCTTTTTCTGACCTATTGTTATCAACAATTAGTATGTTAGTTGGTCAAAATATATGTTGAAAAGAACCTATGTTAGCTTGTACTTTGTTCCAACTATTCTTTACAAGATATTCTGGCACTGATCTAGGTCTTAATTCATTTCTCATTAGAGCCACATCTAAACTTGTGTTTACAAAGATCATATAACAATCATAACCTATTGCTTTTAACATAGAATATTGTCTACCTATAACTGATTTATCACGACCTGTTGCGTCAATAACAAGTCCTAATCTTCCTCTTACATAGGCGTCTAATTGTGAACCTGCTGTAACTTTTGCTTTTGCTCTTATCTTATCTCTAAAGTATGCTTCCTCATCTGGCATTTTTAGTGACATGTTTGCTTTTAACAATTCTCTTTCAAAAATTGTATCAGAGTTTACTACTTTTAATCCTATACCGGCAAAAGCGGTTTGCGTAACGAAAGATTTACCTGATCCAGGTCCTCCCGCCAAGAAGAAGGCCTTGAAAATGCCTTTATCATAGACACCCTCATTTAAAAATGCTTTTACTTCTTGTAAATTTTTCATTGCTGTTCCGTTTTATTCGCCTGATAACATTTCAACCATATCTTTGGCATATGTTCTTATAGCATTGACTACTGCGAAAGTACCCTCTCGTCTTTTTTCGTTCAATGTTTCAAAGAAACCTATATCAATTATTTCTTGATCTGTTACTTCTAAAATTTCAGATGGTGAGTGACCTGAAAATATTGATTGTAAAATATACATTACACCTCTAGCCTCATGTGAGTCAGCGTCTACTTCAAAGATCATCTTCTCATCTTTTAGTGACGGCAATACCCATACTTGACTAACACATCCGTATACTCTATACCCATTTATTCTTTTTGTATCATCTAGTTCAACAATACCTCTACCTTGTTCTAGTAGGTAGAAAAATTTATTGTGTGGATCTAATTGGTTAAAATTATGTGACCATGTACCAATCTTTTCTTTAATTGACATATCTTCTAATTTAGAACCATCATCCAACTCAACTAACTTTCTATCTTCATTAAGAATAGGCATATTTGCTTTTTCTTGTTCTTCCATCATTTGGTTTATTTGATCTTCCTCTTGTTGTGCAATGGCAATTTCTCTGTCAAAAGATTCTTTTGAAGCCTTTGCTACTGCCTTGCTTAGTTTTTTCATTCCACCTTTTATATACATTATATCTCCTTTTAATTGTCCACCTTAGCGCCAGCTCTCCATTGATAACAACTCCAGTATCTTGCTTTCCATTTAGGACCTGGGTTAGCACAATTGTGTCTCGCTCTAAAATTCTTTCTTCTATTAGGGTCGTCTCTTTTGATTTCCATATTTGGATCACCAAAACCAACCTTAACAATATTACCCTTTTCTCCTTTTACGTAAACATAAAACTTCTTTTTACCATCACTTGATCTGGTAGGGTTATTTAATTTTACTTTTTTACCTTGATGTTCGGCTTCTTCTACCACAAGGTCATCATATTTCATATTTTCACAAATAGAATCAATTTCATCTACTTTGTTTTCGTACTGTTTAAATGTTTTCATTTCTAACCTTATTTATTATTGTATTTGCTATCTCTTCCGGTTCTCCACCTTCAGCTTTTATTTCTATGAATCCTTGTTTGTCTCTGTAATAATCAATTACAGGACCGGTTTCTTTTTTATATAAAGATATTCTATTCTTTATAATTTCTGGTTTATCATCAGCCCGACCTCTAGCAGTCAATCTTCTAATAACTTCCTTTTCACTTACATTTAGAAAGACCACATTGTTTATGCTAATCTTTTTGTGTTGTAAATCTCTTACTTGTTGCATATATCTAGGAAAGCCATCAAATACAAAACCACCTTTCGCCTCTGCAACAGCCTTGAATACTAATTCTAAAACAATATCATTGGGTGCAAAACCACCTTTACCTAAATCAGATAATCTATCTGCAATATCACCACCTTTGGCCTTTTCTGCTCTCAATAGATCACCAGGATAGATATGTTTTATGTTAAATTCTTTTACTAAAAATTTTGCATAAGTGGATTTACCTGAACCAGGACCACCAATTAAAACAATCTTTGGTTGTTCAACTGCATAAACATATTTGTTATCTACCTCTGTAACGTACTGTTTAAATGTTTTCATTATCCTTTTACCCAATCTTTAGCAATAGTAAAGTTTGCTCTACTAAATTCTAATCTGTCTACTAATTTAATTGCACCAGCAGCTCTACTTACTGCAACATAACCCTCTGGATTAGTTACTCTGTAACCACTTGATGTTCTAATAAAATGTCCGATACTTTGTATTTGAGATAGTTTTTGTATTAGAAAGTTCTTTGCATTACCTAAACTTACGTGAGAAGCTATAGTAAAATATAATGCTTGTTCATTTCTATCTATAAATTTTAAATTAGTATCTAGTATATCTCTATACTTTTGTTTACCTTTTTCTGTTTTTCTATTTGCTATTTCTTCTATTAGAATATTCTCATAGTAATCTCTAAACATATTTTGTAATTGTTTAACCTTACCCATGTGACCTTGTGTGTTTCTAATATAATGATTAAAGAAAGATTTTAATCTATAACCTACTGATAAAGAATCATTTGATCTTGACATTTCATTTAGTATTGATGAAGCCTTTGCAAGAGAACCCTCTGCCATTCTAATAAGACCATCAAATCTAGATAGTTCTCCTTTAGTAAACGTTGATGAACCAGATGTATCTGTATATCCAGCACTCGCTAAAAATACGGCTGATGAACCTGATCTACCTGATATTGTACCAAAACCAGCACCTAAACTTTTCATATCTTTACCTGTATAACTTGTATGAAATACTATTCCCATTCTTGCTCTTCTAATTTTTTTACCTAGAGTAGAGTTTACTGGTGTTGCATATGTAATTGTGTTTGGTGTGAAAGTTATCATGGCCTCACCATCTATATTTTGTATTTTAGTATCGTTTGTAAAGAGTAAATCTCCTTGATAGATACTTGTAATTCTTAATTTTTTTAATTCTCTTAAACAAACGTTTAGTTTATCTGCAACAGGTCCACTATGATTACTTCTAATATCACCTGGTGTATAATTGATTTTTGGAGTTGCGTTGAATACAGATTTAGTACCAACAAAGAATTTACCGTTTTCTGGATTGACACCACACACAATAGCAGGCGCACCATCCCATTTGACAGACATATTTACTTTGGCACCAGATGACCCTACCAACATGTTTCTAATTGATTTTAGAAACTTTATAGCATTATCGCCACCTCTTGAACCTCTATTAATTATATCGTCTTCTAGATGTTCTAAATGTGTATTCTTTTCTTTAGTTATGAAACCTTTAAAATTAAACATTTTTCTCTCATTTTATCCATAAATTAATTCACTTTCTCATTCAATATATCAAGTACTTATATTTATACTAATATAACTTGCCAAATGGACCAAATTGTTGACCTCTTTTCTCAGCTAAAAACACCATATCTGTTAGCATTTTGTTTCTTTTTGCTGGTGATATAGAGTAAATACAGTATAAAAAGTCTAGTTCCATTAGTTTAGTATGTGATACACCGTTCTTTAGATCATTACTGTTATATGATTTTATCATACTTTCAATAAATTTACTATCTGTAATACCCGTATCAGTATATCGGTTTACTAATTTAAATCGTTTTAGGTATACCGATTTTACCTTATCAAAGGCAGCCAATGATTTAGGATATTGATTATGATCATTTACAAAAAATAATCTATTATTATTTCCTACACCATATTCGGCCATTAATCTTGCTAATAAGTCTACTGGTACTTTTCCTATACGAGCTGCACCAGAACCTTTGAATTTGCCATCAAATTTTAAATTCTGATTAAATCCTTTTCCGTTTTGTCTTATCTGAAATTCGCAAACATCGTTAGCAGACTTTATATCTATTCTCATATCAGCAGATACTAATGTCTTGTCAGTTTTGTTACCCATTTTCATAACTGATCTATCTAACTTCATTGTAAACTTGGAGTCCTTCATCAATGCATTTTTAGTATTTACTTCTTCATACTTTGCTTCTTTACCTGAAACTTTTTTTAATGATATACCTGCCAATTTGTATTGACTATATAAAGTTTTCATTACGTCATTTAGTTTAGATATAGATACAGAGTTACCTTTCATTGCATTGTCAATAGTTCTTCTAACATCATTTTCATTTTTAATTAACCATATGTCAGCAGGATTCCAACTATCTTTTTTTGAAATCTTAAACTTATCTCTTATTACGTTAGAGATATAATTCATAAAACCACCGTCTCTGTTATATTCTGTCCATGATTTACCTCTAAACACTTCTAACATTTTTTTCTGTTGTGCATAAAAATTTTGTAACCACTCATCTTCTACCACATCTGGATATATTCTAACTAGTTCTTTAAATTTTTTGTCTTTAGATATGTCTTCAGGACAAGTATATCTAATATTGTCTTTCAATGCTCTTCTTATAATCCATAGTGAGGCATTTTCTTGTTTTGCTGTGACTTGTGCGTCTAGTTGTTTTACAGACTTCTTACCTGTTTCTATAAATTTAATCTTATAACCTTGTACTATAAAGTCTGCTTGTTTTTTAGCACCTGATTGTATCTTAGCAGTATACTTTTTTTCTAGTGTAGGTAGGACTTTTTTTAAATTGTCTGGAGATACTTTTACTATGTAGACTTTAGATTTTGTGACAGGAGAATCATCGCCATAATATGCACCCTCTACCATCATATTTAATAAAGAAGTAAAGTCTTTCTTTATATTAGACGGTACGTGTTGTGTTAGTGTTGATAGTGTTGCTAAATTATAAGCCATATTTCTCTCTCATAACATATTTATAAGAGACAGGCAAGTTAATTATTCCATAAAAATCTAGGTATACCACCATTCATTTCCCAAACTCTATGTTCGTTTTGAAATTTAACTAATTTATCTGCGTCTTCCTCAAAGAAATATGTACCTATTATATTATTAGTAGGTTTTTCTTTTACTTGCCAAATAATCTTACGACCTTTCTTAACCATCTTTTTAGAATAGTGTAGTTTATCGTAGTCTTTATCAGCCTTCGGTCTTCTATCAGATTTATTAAATCTTACTTTTTGTTTCTTAGCCATTATACTTTAAAATCTGAAAACTTATCATAAGGATTTACTTCCTTTTTTGTTTCAGTTCCTTTGTCTACTATATTTTGTGCGTTGTTTTCTACATCATATAATTTCATTTTTGATCTATCTACACCTAGAATAAATGATCTATTCAAAGAAGGATCGTTATATCTATTTTTCAACTGTTTTACTTTCATTTGACCTAGTTGTTCTAGTTCTTCGTTAGACATCAAGGCAAACATAAAGTCTGCTGTTGCTGGAAGACCAAATGATTCAGATGTATCTTCTAGGCCGATATCTGTAGAAACAAATCCAGTTCTAGTTGTTTGTGTTGCACTGAAAATAGGTAGATCAAACTCTACTGCTAGACCTCTTAATTCTTCAGCGATAGCCTTAATATAAAAGTAAGATGATATATTGCCACCTTTAAATCTACTTGACGAACATATATTTAAATAATCAATAAACACCACTGTGGTTTAAAAGATTTCTTTAATGCAAGTTCATTTAATAATGCTCTAAAGTGTCCACTATGAGCAGACGCCGTTGGATATTCTTTAATAATTAATTGACCTTTAGTTTTGTCTTGTACTTTTTTTAGTCTATCGTTGTATATATCTTTAGGTAAAGAATGTAAATCGTCCATAGATACGTCTAATAAATTAGCGTCTATTCTTTCTGCAATTCTTTCCTCTGCCATTTCTAAAGTTATGTACAATACATTTAAACCTTGTGCAAGAAAACTAGCAGCTACGTGACACATAAACAAAGACTTACCAACACCTGTACCTGCAAGAGCAATGTTTAATGTTTTACTTGGTACACCACCTTTGGTAATCTTATTGAAATAACTTAAATCAAATTGAAACTTTTTCTCTTTAGTATGATACCATTGATATCTTTCTTCACTGTCATTTAAGTAATCGTGACCAATATGATTGTCAAATGATACTGCTAAGGCGTCAGCCAATATACTTGGTATTGCCTCTGGCGATCTTTCTTTATCTTTCTTATCTAGTATCTTAATACCTTCTAGTACTGCGTTGTGTACTGCTCTGTCTTTACAAAACTTTTCTGTAGTATCTACTAGCCAATTTTGATCAACATCTTCAGGATTTAATACTTCTAATAAATCTTTTACTGATCTTACTTCTTCATCGTTCAGGTCTTTTCTGTTACCCATTTCAACAAGTACAGTTTCTTTAGTAGGAAGATTATTGTATTTTTCTATGAAAGAATATATCTCTGAAAACAAAATGCTTTCTTCTCTTTTAGAGAAGTATATATCTTTAAGAAAAGGTATTGCCTTTCTCATATACGGCTCATTGTACATTAAGTTTCTTAATACTGTCTGCTCTATTCTTTCGTTATTCACCAAACTCTACCTTTCCATCATTTAATTGTTGTTCCATTACTTCTATTAATATGTCACCAATGTAATCTATAAACTCTTGGCTTTCTATATCTTTTGATTCTGGATTGGATAGTATATCATAATCAAACTTCATTGGCAAGGTGCCATCTGCTTTTTCTTCTTTAGCAAATCTAACCTTACCGTATTTGTAGATTACGTTACGGTATTTTGGCTCAAGCAATTTTATGGCCGTGTATTCTGCACCTGTCTTTTGTGCAAAAACGTACCTTTTATTCTTCGTCTGATCCGTATCTGAATTTTTTGTTGGCGTATTCATCTATTTGTTGTAATATCTCCTTTGTAAAATACTTCTCTGGATCGTCATTGATAGATTTACCAAACACCTTACCTTGTGGTGTTTCAAACCTTGTTGATACTTTCTTAAAGATACCAGCTGCTTCAGCCATATCTAAAAGACCATAATGTTTATCAAGTCCGTGTTTGTAGGTTAATTTAACGTCTATCATGGCGTTTTCTTTTGTTAATCTAGATTTATAATTTTTACAATGTATAATATTACCAACTACTTCGGTACCGTCTTTCTCTTTACGTTTACTTAAATAGATGATTGATGAGGCAGCGTATTTTAATCCTGAACCACCTCCCATTTCTTTTTGAGGGAACATTGAACCAATAACATCATATGTATGATTGGTCATAATCATAGGTATGTTTGCTTTACCTAGTTTCAATGTCAAAACTCTAAATGTTGACTTGACTATTTGTGATCTAGTCATGTCTCTTGTTTCTTTACCAGCAGCCGTGTCTTCCATTTCTTTTGTAGTAGATAACATACCTAAACTATCTAATACAAACATCAAAGGTTTTCTACCTGATTCTGGTTGTTCTAAATATTTGTCTATAATTTTTATTGATTGATTTCTAAATTCTTGTACTGTAGCAACTGGTACTACAACCATTCTCTTACCATCAACACCACGACTTTCAATCATGTCTTTTGATACGGCACTTTCTGATTCAAAATAGATAACACCTGCGTCTTTGTCTTTATCTAAAAATG